ATGAAAAAAGCCGTCGTCCTCGTTTCCGGAGGCATGGACTCCGCCGTCGTCATCGCGCTCGCCCGCGAACAGGGCTATGCCGTGCATGCGCTGAGCGTGCGCTATGGCCAGCGCCACACCTCCGAGCTGGATGCCGCCGGACGGGTCGCGCGCAGCCTTGGCGCAGCCGCGCACAAGACCGTCGATGTCGACCTGCGCAGCATCGGCGGTTCGGCCCTGACCGACGACATCGACGTGCCGACCGATGCCGACGGCCACCCCGTCGGCGAGGCGGCGCTCAACGATCCGGCCTACAAGGACCTGATTCCGGTCACCTACGTGCCGGCGCGCAACACCATCATGTTGTCGCTGGCGCTCGGCTGGGCCGAGGTGCTTGGCTCGGCCGACATCTTTTGTGGTGTCAATGCGGTCGACTACTCGGGCTATCCCGATTGCAGGCCCGAATTCGTGGCCGCCTTCCAGGCGCTGGCCAACCTGGCGACCCGGGCCGGCGTCGAAGGCGCCGGCATCCGCGTGCACGCGCCGCTGCAGCACATGAGCAAGGCCGACATCGTCCGCGAGGGCCTGCGCCTGGGCGTGGACTTCTCGCAGACCGTGTCCTGCTACCAGGCCGATGCCGAAGGGCTGGCCTGTGGCCACTGCGACGCCTGTCGCCTGCGCGCGGAAGGTTTCGCCGCCGCCGGCGCGGTCGACACCACCCGCTATCGCTGAACGGCCTGGCGGAAATTGCCTGTTCCCGACCTGCATCCCGGGCTGGGGATGCGCTAGAATGCACGCCCCCGGCGCAAGGCCGGGCCTGGTCGTCCCCGTGACGGCAACCGGAAAGTTCCCGCAGCGTGCTGCAGGCAGTCCATGGGTCGTTAGCTCAGTCGGTAGAGCATCGGACTTTTAATCCGCTGGTCGTTGGTTCGAATCCAACACGACCCACCAATCACATCAACAACTTAGGCGCTGTCGGAACCCTAAAAAACGGCGCCTCCGTAATTGCCTCCGTAATTCCGTGGGATGTTCCACGGCTTCACTCGACTGGATCGGCCGCCCGCTCCAGCGCCGCGCATGCCAGCAACATCACCCGCGACAGACCTTGGCAGCGGCTTCAAGCGCCTTACACCAACGCTCCTGGTAGTCAGGGTTGCCGGTGGCCGCCACCTGCTTGGCGATCTCGGTAAGGTCGATCACCGTGCGTGGCGGGAACTGCTCCTCGGTCCAGTCGATCGAGGGGTCCAGCGTCCATCGGATCTGCCCTGGGGCATGCTCAGACGCGAGCGCGTGCGTCAGGTAGTGATGTAGAGCCTTGCCAACCTCTTGGTCTACCAGCGTCCCCACCGCTTCAAGAATCGTGTCCAGAGCGGGCTCAATACCGGCGAGATTGAGGGCCAGCCGCTCGACCTCCGTTCCTTCGAGGTCGGCAGTCCAGTACAGGTGGTCATCCCTGGTCATCGTGCGGGCTCCAGCTGCAGGGGGATGTTCAGCCACTCGATGTACATGCGATCGACGTACCGCCGCTCGACGTCGACCAGGATAGCCTGTATGTGCAGGCTGCACTCCAGAGGGTCGCGGTCCACGAGGTGGATGGACTCGATCACGTGCGCCGGCGAGGCTGGTTCCCACGTGTCGGTCCTGATGCGGGGCACCATCGTAATGCCGTCAATGGTGCGGGCTTCTCCCCACTGGCTCATGGCTTGATCTCCTGCGGCGGCGTGCGCGTCATCATCTCCCGGTATAGCCAGACAGGGACCACCGCGTATTCCCAGCGCTGGAGGCGAGAACCTGCCCAGTACTTCGTTACGAGCAGATCGTGGTCACCATCCTGGGCGAAGCCGATCACGTGGTGCCGCCGGTTCATCCACCTGATTTTGGAGCCTACCTTGAACTGCATGGTGATCATGCCTCCTGGGCGGTGAACAGTTGCTGCTGGCGCCAGTTGAAGTTGACGGCAGTGATCGTGCGACCGATCAGTCGCTTGTGAATATCGTCTCTGGTCATTTCAGTATCCGGTGGTTTCCCTTGTGTCAAGCCGACGGCTTCGTCGTCGGCACCGACTTGTCGTAGACCTTCATCATCGCTTCGCTGACGCCCAGGGCGTCCTGTTTCTCTGCGCGGGTGCCGACGGTGTCAGTGCCGCCCTTGCGCTTGAGGTCGTGCAGGCTGAACCGGGTTTCCTCGGTGATCACGCCGGCCTTCATGGCCTTCTGGATCATGCGCTGCCAGGCGCTGTCGAGGCTGGACTTGGCCAGCGGCTCGCCGTTCTCGCCGACGAAGACGGTGCGATCCTGCGGGCGCAGCAGCTCGGGGCGTTTGCGGCGGTCGAACACGGCGCGGCGGTGGGCGACGGCGGCGTCCCAGGCGGCGCGCAGGCGCGGGGTCCACTGGACGATGTTGTCGCGGCTGCCCTTTCTGCGGTTGGTGCGCAGGCCGTCGTCGGTGGCGTGGGCCTCGGTGAGGGTGATGGTCTCGATGCCACGCAGCCGGCACAGGTAGCCGATTTCCATGGCCCACGGAAGGTAGGGCGGGAGGGAACCTGCAGCACGTCCGCGCAACGCGGCGCCGGACTGCACGAAGCGCAGCAGGGCGGTGTATGTCTCGGTGCTCGGGTAGCGTTGCCTGGGGCGCTCGGTGGCGGCCTCCAGCCCGACGGCCGGGTTGTGGGTGACCAGGCCGCGGTTGAGTGCCCAGCGGAACAGCATGCGGGAGTAGCGCAGCAGCTTGTTGGCCTTGGTTGGGGTGCCCTCGCCCTCGAGCTTGTCGATCATCCGCTGCAGGTGGGTGTTGCGCAGCTTGTTGGCCAGCGACTTGCCGATGGTGCTGCCGGCGTTGGTGCGGTAGTTGCACAGCAGCTTGCGGCTGTAGATGTAGTCGTTGCGGGTGGACTTGGGGCGCGCCCTGAACTTGGCGGTGGCTTCGAACTGCTCGCACAGCCACTCGACCGTGCCCTGGTTGACGGACTGCTCGGCGATCGCGTGTAGATCCGCGAGGGTGGCGGTAGGCCCGGCGACGGTGCGGCGGCGCTTGCGGCCATCCACGGTGTCGAACATGTACCAGCGGCCGCGGCCGGATGCATCCCAATAGACACCCTTGGGGAGCTTGGCCACGCCTATATGGCGCGGCATGTTGGGTTGTTGCTTGCGTGGTTTGGGAGCCATGGCGGTTACACCAGGTCGGGCGGGTAGGCGTCGCCGTCGTTGGCCGCCGGCAGGCCGATGGCGGCGTTCAGGGCATCCACGGTGGTCACGATGCCGCCGCGGCCGTCATAGGTATACCGCAAGCCAATCTTGCGCGCCCACGCCTCCACGGTGGCCAGGCGCGGGTGCTCGCCGGGCTTGCACAACTCCTGCAGGTCCTGGAATTGGAGGACGGGGCCGATCATGCCGGTGTCGAGGCTGCCTTCCGGCGCTTGCGGCGCCGTTGTTCGCGCTCGGCTTCGGCCAGCGCGGCCTGGTCGAGCCGGGTGGAGAAGCGCAGGTCACGGATCAGGGAGCTGAGCTCGCTGTCGTTGAGGTCGCACACCTGGTCGCGGATGACGCCCTTCTCGGGGTGCTTGCGGGTGCGGCGGCTCATGCAGCCACCGCCAGCGGCACCGTGGCCGGGTCGAGATTGGCGCGTGCGATCGCGCACAGGGGAGGCGGGCTTACGCTGTTGCCGACCATGCGGACCTGCGCGGTCTTCGTGATCGGGCGGCCGTCGGCGGTGCGATCGATGATGTAGTCGGCTGGGAAGCCCTGCGCACGGTACAGTTCGGGCGGGGTGAGCATGCGCAGGCCGATGTCGACGATCACGTAGGGCGTGCCGCGCAGCCACACAGTCACCAGCGCAAGGCGGTCGCGGGTGGTGACCGAAGTCAGCGGCTTGTCGAGGTCGGCCCACTGGCCGCCGGTGCTGTGGTAGCGCATGAGGAATGCAGCAACGCGCAGGGCGCCAGCTTCATGCTCGGGGTTCAGCTGCTGTAGGTCAGCCGTCACCAACCGCTGCTGGCTGCCGGACGTGGAGATTGTGGACACCGGCTCATCGGCGCCGCGGTTTCGCGACGGGTTGCTGTTCGGGCCACCGGCCGCTTGTTCTAGGAACGCGGTACAGATTCCCAGCGCATGCGCGGCCCCGGCGGGGCGGGCTGCGCCTGCACCCGAGGTGATGGTCGGCACTGGGTCCGTCGCGGGCGTGCCGTGGCTATCTCCGCGGAACTTGACCAGGTGGGCGGCGGCCACCGCGTGTTTGCATCCACCGCCGACGATGGTGCCGAGCGGTGCCTCGATGTCCATGGCGCGAGGTTGCTGACCAGCGCGCTCGCCGTACCCGGTCTGTACCAGCGTCGGCATTACCAGCGCTTTCTCGCCGCGGTTTGCGCCGGTGATCGTCCTCATCGGCTCATCGGCGCTTTCCAGCCTCACGCCGTGGGTGAGGTTGCAGATGAAAGGCGTTTCGGCATCCAGCACGAACCGCTGGATGCCCTTGGCGATGCGCCTGCAGGTGGCTTCGGCCAGGGGCTTCTTGCGGGTGAAGATCGACGGGCACGGGATGGACCAGTCGATGCAATCGGCGGCGGTGACGTAGGGGTGCGTATGGTCGGGGCCGTGCGACGGCTCTGGCCAGCGGATCGGTTCACCGTCGCGGCGCGCGGCCAGGAACAGCCGAGTGCGGCTTGTGCCGGCGCCGTAGTCGCAGGCGCGCAGCCTGCGCCACTCCACTGTGTAGCCCAGGCCCTGCAGGGCTGCGACGAAGTGTCGCCAGGTGCGGCCGGCGTGGCGCGGATCTGGGATCAGGTACTGCTGGTCGACGGGCACGCGTTCGCCGGGAGCAGCCACGGTGCCGTCGAGGCGCAGCACGCGGCCGGTGGTCTTGTCGCGCTTGGCGACCAGCGGCCCCCATTTCAGGATCTGCTCGACGTTCTCCAGGCTGATGACGCGCGGGGCGCGACCGTCCTTGGACAGTTTGCCCGCCCACTTGACCACCACCCATGACAGCGAGCGCGTCGACCGGCTGCGAGGCTGGCCGCCCTTCGCCTGGCTGAAGTGCGTGCAGTCCGGTGAGGCGTGCAGCCAGCCAACCGGGCGACCGGCGACCTCGGCGACCGGGTCGGCGTGCCAGATGTCCTCCTGGTAGTGCCGGGTCATAGGGTGGTTTGCCGCGTGCATGCCGATCGCCCACTCGTCGTGGTTGATGGCGATGTCCGGGTCGCGGCCGAGGGCCTGGCGCAGCGCCTCGCTGGCGCCGCCGCCGCCGGCGAACAGGTCGACGATGATTTCGCCAGGGCGCAGTTGCGACACCGGCTGCGTGCGCGGCAGGTTGAACTCGATCTGGCGGGAGCCGTCAGGCATCGCTGGGGTCCTCGCCCGGCGTGGGCTCGATGATCTGGCTGGCGACCCACTTGCGGACGAACTGCCAGCGTTCTTCATCGGATTTGGCGTAGGACTCGTCGTTGATGAACATCACTTCGCACGCGAGGGGATAGGCGATGTCCAGCGCTTCCGCCACCCGCTCCGTGTCCTCGATTTCGACGTCCCACGGGTCGACGGGAAACTCGATGGCGGCGGTGTCAATGCCGCGCCGCGCTGCTACCGCGCCGAGGGCGCAATGGCAGCCGTTCGCATCGGTGAGGTTGTGGGCGATCAGCTTCTTTTCCGGCATGGCGTCCATGGCGGCTGCCAGGTCGCGCAACAGTTGTTGCCCGCGCTTGCCGCGGGTGGCTTGGGCGACGCGGCCGCGCCAGCGGCCGAAGTCCAGGTTGTCGTCGCAGTCGTCGGAGTAGCCGGATCGGCTCATGAGGGCACCTCGTCACCGTAGAAATAGGGGATCGCTGAAACCGGGCGCATGCCGTTGATCTCCCGGGCGTTGGTGTGACGGATCGAACCATCTGGATACCGGTATGCGTAACCGCTGGGGATTGGCGAAGCCCTGTCTTGCGGATGCACCCGGTACAGGTGCGCCGGGCAGGTGAACTGCGGGACGCTATCCGCGTTGTCCCACTGCCCGTCGGCTGACGATGTCGCGCCCGGCAGCAAGCGCCATATCTGGATGCGGCAGCCGCGTTTGGCGGCGGCGCGCAGGTGAGCGTGTTCGTCATGAGTGTTCATGGCGTCCTCAGTAGCGATGCGTGATGGAGCGCCCTTCGAGCCGATGGCTGTAGGTGCGCGGGCGGGCAGCTGCGTCGATCCACGGGAAGCGGCGACGCAGGGCGGTGTGCAGGCGGTGGCTGCTGGCGTGTTGCAGGTGGCCGGTGTAGCTGGCCACGCGGCTGCGGATCTGGCGGAAGTCGTCGGGGGTGCCGCGCAGGGTGCGGCCGCGGACGTGGGTGCCTTCCCATTCGGCCAGGGCCTGGCGGGCATGGGCGACGACGCGGCGCCGCGCCAGCGTGTGGGTGGGGCGGATGATGTAGCCGAGGAAGTCGAGGCCGTCGGTCAGCCGACGCAGGCGGATGTCAGGCTTCAGGCTCAGCTGCAGCTCGTCGGCGATGAAGCGCTCGACCTGCGCCAGCCACTGCTCCAGCACGCCTCGATCGCGGTGTAAAAACACGAAGTCGTCGACGTAGCGCAGGTAGCGCTGGGCCTTGAGGATGTGCTTGGCGAACTGGTCGAGGCGGTCGAGGTAGACATTGGCGAAGAACTGCGACGACAGGTTGCCGATCGGCAAGCCACGGCCGGGCGGGGCGTTCTCAAGCCGCTTGTGGGCCGGGACCTGGGCGCGCTCAGCCGCGGTGGCGCGGTATCGCACGCCGGCATGCAGCGGCGAGTGGCGCAGCAGGGCGTGCGTGGCACGTTGCACGGGCATGGGCAGTCCGGCGCGTTGCATGCGCTCGCGCAGCAGGCGCCACAGCGTGGGCCGGTGGATGCGGTTGAAGAAGTTGCTGATGTCCAACTGCAGGTACCAGCCGTCGCCCTGTCCGCTGTGGACCTGTCTGGCGAAGGCCTGGGCGCGGCGCACGGCGGCGTGGCTGCCCTTGCCCTTGCGGTTGGCGTAGCTGTCGTGGATGAAGGCCGGCTCGTGGATCGCCTCGAGCTGCGGCACCAGCCAGTGGTGGACGACGCGGTCGGCGAAGTCGGGCGCGTGGATTTCGCGCGCCTTGGGCCGGGTGGCGATGAAGCACGTGGACGGGCGCGGTGACCAGGTGCCGCCCTGCAGCTCGCGCTGCAGCTGCAGCAGGCCGCACATCCAGTCGCGTTCGAAGTGGAGCTGGTTGAAGCTGGGCACCTTCTGGCGGCGTGCCCGCCGCCATGCGCGGTACAACGCCTGCAGGTCGACCGCTTGTTCCCCCTGAAACTCACCGGCACGCCGGCACGCCAACGCGAACCCGTTGTTGTTGCGGTGGTTGTTGTTGACGTTGCCGTTGTTGAAATTGACGTTCCACGCGGCCGAGAACGAACCCTCAGCCGCATCCCCGTGCGCTTGCGACCCGGCACCGCATCCGTGGTGGTAGCGGGGCTTCGTCATCGGTTGGCCCCCATGGAGGCGGCACGGGTACTCAGTTTCTGGCCACGCTGCACGACACCCGGGCGGGCTTGTGCATTCTGGGCATGGGGGTGTGTGAAGCTCTTGCGCCAGCCGCCCACCTGTGCGCCCAGGCCCTCGGCCTGGCGTGCAAGGTGTTCGAACTGGCGGAAGCTGGTGAAGGCGCGCAACAGCTTTGCGACCTGCATGTGCTGTTTAAGGGCGTCGACCTCCCACACCAGCGCCTCAACCCACCGCCGCTGGTGCGGCGTATCACGCCACGCGCGGTTGGCGGTGGTGTAGATCGTCATCGCCTGCCGGCGCAACTCCAGACCGATGTGGTAGCGGTACTTGCGGTGAAAGTTGCCCACCGCCTGCTCGATGTCCACGAGCAGGCGTTCGCAGGCCTTGATGATGGGCGGGGGCTGGAAGCGGGAGGTCATCGGACGCTAGGCCAAAATCAAACTACTGACCGGCACGCCGGCACGCCGGCACGCCAACGCGAACCCGCCGTTGCCGCGGAGGCCGCTGCTGACGTAGCCGAGGCTGAAAAGGACGAACCACGCGGCCGAGAACGAACCCTCAGCCTTCTCCGACCACTTCGCCGGGGTCTTGCTCCAGTACCAGTCGCTCTCGATCTGGAAGTAGTCGACGTAAGCCGCAGGGCTGTACCGGGTGCGGTCCACCAGGAGCTGCAGCTCGTCGATCGTCGGCAGGTCCCAGTCGCTGTGGCCGGCCAGCGTGAGCGCCTTGCACGCGGCTTCGCACTGTTCGTGCGGCACGTCGCTGTCGACAACGCTGGTCTTGGTGAAGGTGATGTCGTGCTCGGGCAGGAAGACGGCCACCCACTCGGTGGCGTCGTCGGGGAGCTGCGCGCCGTCGGCGGCAATCTTGATCATCTTGGGTTGGGTCATGTTCTTGGTGTCCTGTGGGATGGGCAAAAGGGCCAACTACTGACCGGCACGCCGGCACGCCAACGCGAACCCGCTGCCGCTGCGGTGGTCGTTGCCGACGCCGCCGAGGAAGAAATTGACGTCCCACGCGGCCGAGAACGAACCCTCAGGCTTCTCCGACCACTTGGCGGGTGTGTTGGTCCAGTGCCAGCGCGGCTTCACGCGCGGGAAGGCATCGGTGTCGATCGCGGGGTCATGACGGGTGTCGTCGATCAGGGTGATCAGCTCTGCGCGCGAGGGTAGGTACCAGTCGTCGAAGCCGAGCAGGCGCAGGTCCTTGCACCGTTGCACGGCGTGGTCGTGGGCGAACCCGTCGTCGGGGTTGTCCTCGTCGCCGAGCGATTCGACGGCCCACATCAGCCCGGTGGTGTGGTCGATGACGGCGACGTGATCTACGTTCGCCGCATCTGCCGGGATGAGGTAGACACCACGGTCGCTGACCTTGGTGAAGCTGAGGCCAGCGGCCATGTTGTCAGCAAGCACCTGTGCGTTAGCGGCGCGGAAGAATGTCGGGCGAGTGGAGGCAACTGCCGAACGGATGGCGGACTCGACGGTGATGGCCGTGGTCTGCTCCGGGACGGTGATACGCACGTCGCCGACTTCGATGGTGATTTGGGTCATGGGGCGGGTGTCCTATGTCAGGCCGCGGCGCGGCGGGGTTCGGTGGTGGCGGCCACGCGGTCGGCGGCTTCCTGGGCGTCGATAGCCTTGCGGAGCCATTCCACACTGCAGCCATGGATGTATTTGGAGTCGATGCGAGTGCCCTTGCCGCGGATGCGGTCCAGCTGTGCGTACAGGGCTTCGTGGGAACCGTCGGTGGTGATGCACACGCCGCGCAGGTGTCCTTCGACGTCGACCTTGATCAGCTCGTGCTTGGGGGTGACCAGCCAGTTGTGCAGGCGGTCGACGCAGAAGCGGATGACGCCGTAGATGCTGCCGATGATGCAGACCTTGTAGGCGAAGAAGAGCACCAGGACCCAGATGGCCATGGCGGGCAGGTCTTTGACCAGACCAATGAGAAGTTTCAGTTCTTCCATGGGAGCCTCAGCTGTTGGAGTGGGTGATCTGGGCGAGCAGCTCTTTGCCGCGCCGGACAAAGGCGGTCGCCTCGCGGTTGACGGTGACCAGCTCCGCTTCGGCGTTCTCCAGCGCGTGCCGGTCGCGGCGCCACTGGCGGGCCATGCCGCGCAGTGCTTCGGCGGTGACCTGCAGGCCCTGGCCTTCGGTCTGGTCGGCGAGGGCGTCGAGCTGGTCGGGGCCGCTCATGGGTGTGTCGTGGTCATACATGCGGGGGTCCTCAAGCGGCGCGCCTGGCGCGGAGGTTGCGGGTGCGGCCGTACTCGTTCGCGAGGCGGGCTTCCTTCTCGCGCACGGATTCGGCGGTTTCGCCGGGGGCGAAGCGTTGGATCACACCGCCTGCAGCGATGAAGGCGGCCACGTCGGCGGCGATTGCTTCACGTGCCGGGCGGCGGGCCTCGATGCCGGGCACGTGGATTGCCAGGCTGGTCCGGAAGGCGCGCGCGATGGGCACCGATGCCTCGGGCGTCGGCTGGGGCTTGGGCGTGCGTGCTTTTTTCACCCTGGCGATTTCTGCGGCGCACCCGGCGTGCTGCGTGCCCTGCGCGGGCTTGGCCTTGCGCTGCTTGGCGGGTGCTGTCTGCGGGTCGCTGCGGCCATCGGTGAAGGTGCGGGCGTTGGCAGCGAAGCGCAGCCCGCGCTTGTCCAGCTTGCCGCGCTTGACCGCGTTGGCCAGGTAGGCGGCCATGTTGTTGGCCTTGGCGCCGGGCTCTATGGCGTCGAGCAGTTCGCGGAAGGTGGCGCCGCGCGGATGGGCGCGCAGGTAGTCGCGGACGGCGTCGGCACGGCCTTGGGTGCGGGGCTTGGTCATGCGCCACCCGCCTGCGCACCCGTTGCATCGCCACAGCCCGGGCCGGTGCGGCCGGTGTCATTGGGGTCGGTGAACTTACGCCAGTGGACCCAGCCCTGTTCGGGGCAGTGAAAGCCCCAGCTTCGGATTCGTGGGCCGGTGATGAAGAGCGTCCACGCAGGCAGGCTTGGGCCTACCGAGCCCACCGCCATCCGGTATGCAGGTGCCCTTTCGAGCTCAATGCGATGCGCCCGCCATGGGCTGCTGACCTTGATGCTGGGGGCGCGCCGTTTGCGCCGGCTGTGAATGCCTCCGGCAGCGATGGTGTGCTCGACGTAGGTGCCGCGCAGCAAGACGCTGCACCAGAACCACGGATGGTCGTGCAGGGCACGGTCGTCGTCATCGCGCAGGAAGCAATGCAGATAGATGTTGAACAGCGGGTTGCGCGGGATCAGGTACCACCGCAGCAGGTACGGGTCTTCTGCGCCACCCACGACGAAGTCGGGGCCGCGGCGGCGTGCCCAGCGGATGACAGCGGTTATGGCCTCTGTGATCACGCCACACCCGCCTTCGCCGCATCCGCAGCGGCCAGCGTGCGGGCCAGTTGCAGGCCCTGCTCGGTCAACGTGGCGCGCGAGGGCAGGCCGGCGTCGTCGAAGTTGACCAGGTAGCCGCGTTCCAGCCGGCTGACCAGCCGATAGGTGAATGTCTCGACCTGCAGGGTGCGGCTGGTTCGGGTGTTGGCGCCGAGGCCGGCGGGGACGTAGCCGGCACGGGTGCGTTGCAGACTGTGGGTGGGCGATGACAGCGCGGCGATCAGGGCGCGGCGCTCGAGCGGGGTGGTGGTGCGCTGTGCGTGCATGGCGACTCCGTCAGGCAGCGTTGGCCACGGCCGCGGCGATCTGCTCGCGGACACGTGCAAGGTCGTGGATGGGGATGTGCGCGCTGGGGTCGTGCCAGCGGGCCTCGGTGATGGCGCGGCTGGGGCTGGGCACGGTGGCGATGCCGCAGCGGTGGCACTCGATGTGGTGGTGCGGTGGGCACGGCCTGGCCACCGGGTGGCTGCGTGGCGCGCCACGGGTTTCGACCCACTGTGGATGGTGGTTCGGGTCGCACGGAGTGATGCCCGCCGGCAGCGGGCGGCTGTACTGAATCATGGTCAGAGCCTCCGTGGCGGCGAAGGGGGCGGTGCCGGGCGCGGGTACGTCGGCAGGGCGTTGTAGCCGGCGCGCTGGGTTGGCCGTTGTTCCTGCGGCGGTGGTCCGGCTCCATCCCACGCCGAATCGTTGTGGTCGCGGAAGAAGGCGGCGGTGAGCATGCCGAAGGCAAAGCCAAGGCATAGCGCGGCGTAGACGGCGAGCAGGATCCAGATCATCTGTCACAGCTCCTGTGCGTGGGTCGGTAGGTACGCCCGCACCGGCGTGGCATCGCGAAGGCGTTGCTTTTGCGCCTCAATGTCGGCCTGGTTGCGAGTGACCTGCGTGGGGACGGGTTCGGACAGCGGGGCGAGCTGCTCGCGGTCGCTGTGGGCGCGCCAGCGCGACAGGTGGACTTCGGCGGCGGTCATGCGGCACCGCCTTCGTTCTGCGCGATCAACGCCTTGGCTGCGGCGTATTCCTTGTGCCAGCGCGTGCCAGGGGCGGGCTCACCGTCCCACTCGTCGATGTTCTCTACGAAGGCGCGGGCAAACGCGGAAAGCTTGGGTGCGGCACCGCCTTCACCGCCCGCGAGGGCGGCATCCAGGTCATCGTTGTAGAGCTTGGCCATCGCCTTGCATGCGGCGATCTCCTCAGCTTGCGTGCGGGCACCCACGATGGCCGAGGCAATGGGGCCGGCCTTCTGATTGAACGCGATCAGGTCGGCCACCGTGGCGATGGCGGAGTCTGCACGCTCGGCAAGTGGGTTGGCCTTGCGCAAGAACGTGATCGGGTCTTGCGATCCCAGCGGAAGTTGCCGGCGCATCTCGTGGAGTGTTTCCAACACAGCGCTCATGCAGCACCGCCTTGCGGCGATGCCGCCATGCGCGCGTGCTGCAGCTGGCGGGCGACCTCGCGGCCGTCGCGGCCGGCGTGCAGTTCGTACAGCACGGCGCGCACGACGTTGCGGGTGGACGGCGGCGTCGCCATGCGCTCGGCCTGGCGCCGGGCGTTCTCGAACGGCCGCAGCGGGATCACGGTGGCGGATGCGGTGCCCATCAGCGCACCTCCCGCCGCAGATCGGCGGCGTTGGCCTCGGCACGCAGCGCCATGCGGGTGAGCCGGCACCGGCGCGGGCTGCGCGGGGTCTGGCCCTTGCCTGCGCCGGACTTGCGGTGCGCCTCGGCGTAGATGTGCTCGCGTGCGCTGGTGCGCGTCAGGGCGCGTGTGCAGGCCGGCGTCATCGGCACGGGCAGGGTGGCGAGCCCGGCGATGTACTGGCGCTCGAGTTCGGAATCGCGGATGTCACGGTCGGTGCGCATGTCGCTGCTCCTGTCGAAGTCAAAAAGGCCAACTACTGACCGGCACGCCGGCACGCCAACGCGAACCCGTTGCTGCCGCGGGGGTAGCCGTCGACGAGGCCGTTGTAGAAACCGACGCCCCACGCGGCCGAGAACGAACCGTCCTCCTGCTCGGACCACTTCGCCGGATCGCTGGTCCAGAACCAGCTGGACGGGAAGTCGGGGAAGACATCGGTGTCGATGCAGGGATCGAAGCGGGTGATGTCACGCAGCGATTCCAGCTCCTGCAGCGTGGGCAAGTGCCAGTTGCGCTGGCCGTCGAGGTCCAGCGCCGCGCAGGCATCGATCGCCTCCTGGTGGGTCATGCGCTTGCCGCCGACCGGCCGCGCGGTCCATTCCAGCCCGGTCGTGCGGTCGATGATGGTCAGCGGCGCATGGCGCGGGAGCCAGATGCCCGGGGTGAAGCGAGATGCCTGTTGGTCCATGACGCTCTCCTCGTGAGTGAGAAGGGCGGCCGGGCCGCGTCACAGGGGGTGGACGCTGGCCCGGCTTGACCGCCGTGGCTGGTGGGTAGCAGCCGGGGCGGGTGCCCTGCCGGCCCTTCGGGGAGCCGGCGAGGGAATATAAGCACACTTACACAAAGGAATGCAAGTGTACTTACACAACGGGCTGATACGGTCTGCCAACAGGGGGAATTTGGGACGGATTCATGAGCATCTATCAGGACGGTGCACCGGGTGGCGCGATGACGTGGCGGCGGCGGTTGGATCGGTCGACTGACGAGCTGCTGGGGTTATGCAGGGGCGTGCTGGCAGATGGCGCGTTAGCGCAGCAGGAAGCGGAATTCCTGTTGGACTGGATCCAGCGCAACGGCCAGTTCCGGGAACACTACCCGTTCAACGTGCTGTTCGACCGGCTGTCGTCGGCGCTTGTGGACGGGTTTCTTGATTCGGATGAGGAGCGCGATCTGCTCGGTACGCTGACGGCCTTCGTCGGTGGTGAGACTCTTGTGGCCGAGAGACAGGTCGCCAGCCTTTCCACAGCGCTTCCTCTGGACGATCCACAGCCGCGGTTCGCGTGGGACTCGCCGGACGTGCGCTCAGGCTTCGTGCTGACCGGGACGTTCGCTTTCGGCAGCCGGAAAAATGTGGCCGACGCCGTCATTGAGCGCGGAGGAACGGTGCTGAAGAACCCGGTGCGGGCAATGCGGTTCCTAGTTATCGGCGAGATTGGCTCGCGCGACTGGGTTCACAGCAGCTATGGCCGGAAGATCGAGAAGGCGGTGCAGCTGCGTGATGAAGGGTTGCCGGTGTCGATCATCAGCGAGGCGCATTGGGCCTCGCATCTGTAGTTGCCGCTGTGGATGAAAAGGGAAGGGAGATGAAGGGCTATTTGATGGCTGGGCTGCTGGCAACCGCGGCCGCTACCGTTTTTGCGCAGGATGCCGATCCTTTCGTTGCGCGTGCGCAGGAAAGCGTCAAGCGAGAGCTGAAAGACCCGAGTAGCGCGCAGTTCCGCGATGTTGCCCGGTATCGGAACGATGGCCGAGATGTGCTATGCGGAGAGGTAAACGCCAAGAACAGCTATGGCGGCTATGTTGGGTTCCGGTCTTTTCTTGTCGTGGATGATGTCGCGATCCTGCGCCAGGACGATGTAGCCGGCCCCTTCGACAGCGTCAGCGTTGCGATGTGCCAGGACAAGGCTCCTGTCCCGCGCGCTCCGATAAGGTTCGAAGTGGGTACCGTCAAGGAATCGTGCGATCGAATCCGACAGGTATCCAACGACCCAAAGGCGGAAGAGCAATGCTACGAGCAAGAGCCGGCCGCGCGGGAATGGGCGCGCGATAGGCACGCTGAAGTTCAGATCGCCGAGAAATGCAACCGAGAGGGGCAGGTGACTGGGCTGTATTTCATGGCCCGCGTTTGCGTCGAGCGTGAAGAGGCCAGTCTAACCAAGGGCGTGCCGTGATCAGTAAGTACGCAGCGTCCACCAGGCAGCGACGCGACCAGCGATGTGTAGTTGGTCGATTTCGCCGCGGTCAATATCCTGCGGTGGATAGGCCGGATTGGCCGAGACGATCTGGAGCCTTCCGGTCAAAAGGTTGGGGGCCAGTCGTTTAATCAGGGCCCGGCCCTGGAAGTTGAAGACGTAGAGACCTTCGCCTGCGAAGTGATCGACGGCGGTGTCGACGAAGACGATGTCGCCGTGGTTGATAACGCCAGCCATGCTGTCACCGCGTGAGCTGATGACCTTCACCCGGTCAAGGTTCCGCGGCAACTTCTGCTGTGCCCACCACTCGGCGACGTCCAGGAACTGCACGACTTCGGGCTGATCGTCGTTGTGCGTGCCATATCCCATGTCCCCCTCCATGTTCAGCAATGGAAGGCGAACGTAACCGTGTGGGGTCTCTGACCCTGCGACGGCTGGCCACGCGGGGTCCGGTTCAGCGATGCGCACGGTTTCGTTGTGCATTGGGCCGAGGCCGGTAATCAGCCACTCGGTGCGGAACTTGCGATAGACCCGTGAGAGCTTGGCGGCCGTAGGGCCCTTGAGCGATTTGCTCTTCCCTGACTCCAATTGGTAGAGCGCAGAGGGCGTGATCCCGGCTGCCCGGGCGACTACGGCCGGTTCGGAGTAACCGGACTCGGTGCGGGCGTGGATCAGGCGTTCGGCCAGTGTCATCGACATATAAGCCAGCTTATGCGCGGCGCGTGTAAGTGAGCTTGCATCTTTCGTGTAAGTAGACTTACACTGCGCCCGCATGGACATCCCAGTCATTAGCAAGGCGCAGGCGATCGAGGCTTTCGGCGGCAACGCCGCTGCTCTGGCCCGTGCGCTGAAGATCACCCCTTCGGCGGTCTACCAGTGGCCCGACGGCCCCATCGATGAGCGCCACGCGCTCAAGCTCCGGTTCGTGTTGAAGCCAGATGTCTTCGGTGCAGTGCCGGAAGCCACGGACACTCCGCCGGCAGAAGACCAGGAGGCCGCCTGACATGGTTATTGGCCTCGATATCCAATCCGATCGGATCGCCGTCACCACGATACGAACCTTCGCTGCCGGGACGCTCTTCATAGAGCACCCCGGCTGGCCAAGCTCACTGCGGTCGACGACGATCCGGCAGTTCCTCGCCGAGCAGCAACGGAAGGTTGAGAACAGTCGCGCGGGCAAGCTGCATCGTGGCCCAGCCGAGGCCGGCGGTCCGGAAGATCAGGTCCACGTCGGTGCCATTGGGTTGGAACCTCACCAGCGGTTTGCCCAGATCCAGGAGGAGCGCATCGGTAGCTGCTGCCTCTGCAAAGGACTGGGCTGGCTCCGGTGTCATGTCCTGCCGCGCGTCCGCAAGGTCGTGAATCAGCTGTTCGACCTGTTGGGCATCGAGCGGTGTCGCAATGCGTAGGGTCAGCATCCTGCGATCTGTCGATAGCGCGATTTCCGTCATGCCGGTCTCCGGTCGGGTTGGTGTGTTGGCACACCCAGCCTACACCGGGGGCCGGCGCCACCTGGAACAGCACGGCGACCAGGCGGCCCTGCAGGTCACGCAGGGCTGTGAGGGTGACGTCTCGCGGGGGCAGGGTGGTGTTGTCCATGCCTGCCATTTTGTGGGCCTGCCAGCGGGAAGCAGGGGGAAGTACTCCTCCCCCTGCTTCCCCATGACTGTCGGGCTGACCCAATGACGCCACCACTGCAGCAGCTCACGCTGAACTTCGAGCCCGGGCTAGCGGCCCGGCACAGCTCGCTGAAGACCTGCATCGCAGCCGGGGTGTACCAGCGCGGCGTGGAGGCGGTGGCCGCGAAGATCGATCGTTCGACGTCGCACTTGAGCGAGGCGCTCAGCGGCAGCGACCGCCGCAAGTTCAGCGTCGACGAACTGGAGCGCTACATCGAGAAGACCGGCGACACCACGCCGGTGCTGTACCTGGTGGCCAAGTACCTGCGCGACCCCGAGGTCAGCCGGCAGGAGGCGCTGGCCAAGGTCAAGTGGCTGGCCGATCAGATGGGCGAGGCCATGCGCGCGGCCGGTCTGGACATGGGCCTTTGACCATGGCCGCCCGCCAGCGACTGCCGCGAGGAGTGCGCAGGTTCGACCGTCGCCCCACGCGCCCGGCCAGTGATACCTCCCGCGCCGGCCTCGCCCAGGCGATGGCCGCGCTGTACGGCCCGGCCACCGGCATCACCCACGAACAGGCTATGGCCGAGCGCGCCCAGTGGGCAGAGGAAGACGATGCGCGCCGTACCCGGCAGGGTGCGTTGCCGCTTCGCGAGGTCGGCAGATGACGCAACCCGCCACAAGCCTGACCCCAACTCCCCGGTGGGTCAGGTGGCGCGCGCGCGATCGCGCAGCGATGCGGCCTCGGTCGTCGCCTCGAAATATGAACGGGAGGGCCGGTGCGGGTCCTCCCCGGGGGTCCCCTGATGCGGGTAGCACGGCCGCAAAAGCCGGGTAGTTAGTGGCTTCGTAAGTTACTGAAATCTGGATTGTTTCCCGGCGGCATTGGCGTCGCCGCTCGACTAATACCGATCCAACCGCATTTCGCAAACAACTCTGAGACGCTTGATGTCAGCAGCCAACTACGATGACGTACTCGACCAGCTCCGATCCGCGGGTCTGTTCGTCGATACGCTCGAGGTCGGACGGATGGTCCGGTGCCGAGTCGAGGGGGGCGGGCGCGAGCGGCGCGGCTGGTACATGCTGCACGAGCTGCAAGCTCCCGGCGGCGACCTGCTCATCGTCGGCAGCTATGGCATCTGGCAGGGCAACGACAACAATGCGCACAAGGTCGAGCTGCGCAAGCGTGAGATCACGCCGGAACAACGCGACGCCCTCCGCCGCCGCCTGGCCGAAGACCGAAAGCGCGTCGAGGCAGCCCGCCGCGCCACCGCCGCCCGCGCCGCCGCCCGCGCCACTGCCGCCTGGGGGCGAGCCAGCGAAGACGGCGAATCCGACTACCTTGCCCGCAAGCTGGTCCAGGGCTACGGGGTGCGCTACGGCAGTGCCGGCGAGGCGATCGTGCCGATGCTCGACAGCACCGGACAGATCCACGGCCTGCAGATCCTGCGATCGGCGAAACAGGCCGAGGCCAAGCGCCGTCCCGCGAAGGAATTTTGGCCGCCCGGCCTGGTCAAGAAGGGCCACTATCACCTGATCGGCAGCCCGCAGTCGGTGGTGCTGGTGGCAGAGGGCTACGCCACCGCCGCCACCCTGCACATGGCCACCGGCTACCCCGTCGCGGTCGCGTTCGACGCCGGCAACCTCTGGCCTGTCGCCGCCGCGCTGCACAAACGCTACCGCTCCACCCGCGTCCTGATCTGCGCCGACGACGACACCCTGCAGAAGTGCCGCGAGTGCAAGGCGCGCCTGGTGCTGACCGAGCATCCGAAAACCTGCCCCGAGTGCGGCGCCGACCACCGCGCCGACAACGCCGGCATCACAGGCGCCAGCACCGCCGCGCTCGAGGTCAACGGCGCCTTCGTCGCCCCGCGCTTCGACGACGAGGACGACCGCCGCAAGCAGTTCCTCGACCGCGGCCACAAGCTGACCGACTTCAACGACCTGCACGCCGAGGAAGGCCTGCATGTCGTCCGCGTCCAGATCGAAGCCCGCCTCTCGGAATTGCAATGGCAGCCGGGTACCGCCCGCGCGCCTGCACCCGTAACACAGGGGGGCGGGGGTAGCGAAAAGCTGCGGCCGATGCAATCCGTCGGCGAGCTGCTCGGCCGCTTCGTTCTCGTCTACGCACATTCCGGTGCCGTGTTCGACCGGCAGGAGCACATGCTCATGTCGCTGTCCGACATGCGCGATGCCTGCGTGCGCAAGGACATCCACCGCGCGTGGTGCGAGGCGCCCGATCGGGAGATCGTCCGAATCCGTGAAGTCGGCTTCGATCCCGGCGGCGATGACCCTGAAATCACCTGCAACCTGTGGGCCGGCTGGCCGACCTCACCGCAGGCGGGCCGCTGCGAAAAGCTGCTGGAAGTGCTGCGCCACATGTGCAGCAACGACCGCGAGCCCGAGCGCCTGTATCAGTGGGTGCTGCGCTGGCTCGCATACCCCATCCAGCATCCCGGCGCGAAGATGAAGACCACCATCGTCGTGCACGGCCCGCAGGGCACCGGCAAGAACGTGTTCTTCGAGTCGATCATGGGGATCTACGGCCAGTACGGCGACGTGATCGACCAGGCCGCGGTCGAGGACAAGTTCAACGACTGGGCCAGCCGCAAGCTCTTCATGATCGCCGACGAGGTGGTCGCGCGCTCCGACCTGTTCCACATCAAGAACAAGCTCAAGTCGCTGATCACCGGCAACCGGATCCGCATCAACCCCAAGAATTTCGCCGCCTACTGGGAGCAGAACCACCTCAACTTGGTGTTTCTGTCCAACGAGGCCATGCCGGTTGTGCTGGATGAAGACGACCGCCGCCACTGCGTCATCTGGACCCCACCCAAGCGCGAGCCTGCGTTCTACGCCACCGTGCTGTCCGAGATTGAGGACGGCGCCATCGCGGCGCTGCATGACTTCCTGCTCAGCGTCGACCTCGGCGACTTCCACCCCGGCTCGCTCCCACCCATGACCGAGGCGAAGGACAAGCTGATCGACCTCGCGATCGACAGCCCCACGCGCTTCTACTACGCAATGTTCGAGGGAGAGGTCGGCAGCATCACCCCCAGGCCGGCGCTGACCACCGACGTCTATGAGCTCTACCGCGTCTGGTGCAGCCGCCTCAACTACCGCGCCGCACCAGCCAACAAGTTCGTCAACGCGCTCGAGCGGAAACACGGCGTCCGCGCGATCCGCAAGCGCTACCTCGGCAAGGCGGGCAACGCCGGCCCGCACGGCGTCCTCTACCTGCAGCCCTTCGAACCGGACCCCGGCGAGTCCGAGAACGCCTGGCTCGGCAACCACATCGTGGCCTTTGCCAACGCCGTGGCCGACTACAAGGGGGCAACGCGTTATGAGTGTGCGGGCTGTGCGGCCTCCTGTGCGGACACCTGTGCGGGCACGAAAGCCAGCAGGGACGGGCTTGTGCGGGCTGTGCGGGGTGCGTCCCTTACGCGCACGCACGCACGATGCACGGCGACCCTTGCCGAACACAACGCCTCACGCGCGCACACGTAGGGATGTGCCCGCACACCCCGCACACCCGCGCCACGTCTGCGTTTCAGCCCGCACAGGTGCCCGCACACCCTCCCGCACACCCCGCACAAGACTTTTTCACGCGCGCGCGCCTCTACCCACTCGCCTGACGCCTGAAAAATCTGAGGAGGAGGGAGCCCCCCAATGAGTCAGCCCGAAGTCGCCAGCTTCCGCGAGTTCGCCGGCATCGTCGGTTGCAAGCCTGGCTACGTCACCCAGCTGCGCAAGGCCGGCCGCCTGGTGCTCACCGACGACGGTAAGCGCGTGCGCGTCGAAGAGTCCCTGCAGCGCATCGCCGACACCCGCGATCCGGCCAAGGCCGCCGTTGCCGAGCGTCATGCCGCCGCCCGCAACAACGGCTCCGGCGCGGCGCTTGCACCGCCTCCACCGGCAGGGGAGGGCGGGGGCGAGCCCGACCTGCCAACCAGCACCGGCTACACCTACTGGCGCGAGCGCACCGAGCGCGCCAAGGCTCTCGCCGCCGAGCGCGAGAACTCCCTCGCCGAAGGCAAGCTGCTCGAGTCCGCCCAGGTCGAAGCCGCCGTCTCCCACGCCGTCACCCAGCTGCGCACCACGCTCGAAGGCCTGCCGTACGACCTCGCCCCCGAACTGGCCCCGATCACGGACGAGGGCGAACTGCGCGCGCGTCTAGTCGAAGCCGTCGAGCTCGCCCTCGGCGAGCTGTCCCGTCAGTTCGCAAAGGCAGCGCAAGGGGAGGGCGCATGATCCCCGCCGCCGCCCCCCGCCTCGCTCAGGCCATCGCCCGCGCCATCGCCCCGCGCGTGCCGCTCAGCACGTCGCAATGGGCGGACGCCGAGCGCATGGTCTCGTCCAAGGGCAGCGCCAAGCCCGGCAAGTGGCGGACCGATCGCAACCCACCGCTGCGCGAGCCGATGGACTGCATGAGCCTGCGCAGCCCCGCGCACGACATCGCGTGCATGTTCCCGATCCAGATCGGCAAGACCGAGATCGCCATCAATGCGGTCGGCTACGTCATGGACCACGCCCCGGCGCCGACCATGGTCGCGCTGCCCGGCGAAGTGTCGATGAACAAGTGGGTGGTGCAGAAGCTCAACCCATCGCTCGACGAAACCCCGGCCATGCGTCGCGCCCTGACCAGCGTCGCCAGCCGCGACAGCGCCAACCAGCGCACCTTCAAGGACTTCGCCGGCGGCCAGCTGTACCTCGAGCACGGCGGCAGCCCGCAGCGTCTCAAGTCGACTACCGTCAAGGTGCTCATCGTCGACGAACTCGACGAGTTCGCTGCCAACCTCCGCACCGGCGACGACCCGGTCAAGATGCTCGACGGGCGCACGTCCGCGTTCCCTTCCAGCTACAAGCGGCTCTACATCAGCACCCCGGGGATGGAGGGGGTCAGCCGCATCAAGCAGCTCTGGGACAAGTCCGACCAGCGCCGCTACCACGTGCCGTGCCCGCATTGCGGCGAAATGCAACCGCTGGAGTGGGGCGGACTGCACTGGAACACCGAAGTCACCGAGGCCTGGTACGTGTGCCGCGAATGCGGCGTGTGCATCGACGAGCACCACAAGACCCAGATGATCGCCTTCGGCCGCTGGGTGGCTACCTATCCCGAGCGCAAGTTCCGCGGCTATCACCTCAACTGCCTCTACTACCAGTTTGGCCTCGGCCCGCGCTGGCTCACCCTCGCCCAGGAATGGAAGGACGCCCAGGGCGACCCGGCCAAGCTCAAGACCTTCGTCAACGACCGCCTCGCCGAAACCTTCGAGGATCCGGCCATGCGGGCGGTCAAGCACAACATCATCGCTGACCGCGCCGAACCGCTGCCCCTGCGCCCGGTGCCCGCCTGGGTGCTCGCCGCCACCGCCGGCATCGACACCCAGGACAACCGTCTCGCCGTGCAGATCCTCGGCTGGGGCAGGGGCGAGAAATGCTGGCCCATCGACTACATCGAGTTGCCCGGGGACCCGGCCGAGGACGCCGTCTGGGACGCGCTCACCGACCTGCTCAATCAGCCTATTGATCATTCCAGCGGCGGCTGGCTCACGCTCGACGCCGCCGCTATCGACATCGGCGGCCACCGCACCGAGGCTGTCAAAGCCTACGTACGCAAGCGCCTCGTCCGTCGTTTGCTCGCCATCTTTGGCGCCGTGCCGAACAACGCCCCGGTGCTTGGCAAGGGCAAACTGCAGGACATCAACTGGCGCGGTCAGCTCGACAAGCGCGGCATCCACATTCACGCCGTCGGTACCGTCGCGATCAAGCACTTGCTCTACAGTCGCCTGTCCACCGATGCGGACAAGGCCCCGGATGACCGGTTGATCCGCTTCAGCGACCAGCTCGACGACACCTACTTCGGTGGTCTCGTCGCCGAGACCTACAACCCCCAGAAGAACCGCTTCGAGAAGCGCCGCGGCGCCCCCCGCAACGAACCCCTCGATACGTGGGACTACGGCTACGCCGCCACGCACCACCCCGAACTGCGCCTGCACCGCTGGACCCGCGCCCAGTGGGACGCCCGCGAGGCGCAGATCCTCGACCGCGCTGGCAAGGTGCCGGCGAATGATTCCCGTGAAACATCTTCCACCGCCGCCCGCCCGGCGCGAGTCGCCACGCCCACCCGACCGGCCCGCCGTCGCGCGGGCTGGGTTGACCCACAGTGAGAGCACCATGGCCGAAGACACCAAAGCCGAAGAACTGACCGACGCCCTGCGCGATGCCTTCGCCGCCAATCTCCGGACGGCGGTGGCGGGGTTGCCTGCTCACCAGGCCCTGCAGCTGGCCGATACGTTGTGCCGTGTGCAGCTCGACATGCTGGCCGGCAAGCGGGTGACCTACAAGGCATCCAAAGCCATAGACGGTGAAGCAATCGCCGAGGATTGGCGCCGCGGAAAGACGATCCAGGAGATCGTGGAGCAGCATGGGTGCAGTCGCGTCACCGCGTATCGATACCACCCGAACAAGCGAACAAGGAAGAACAAGGCCGCCTGATTCTGCGCGGCTGAAAATAGTTTCACGTTTGCCATGAATGAAACTCGACATGCTGAAACCCTTACAGCATGTCGAACACCCAACAGCGATTGGATGCCTACTACGCCGCAGAGGCGCGCATCCTCGCGCGGGGCTCAAACCTCCGGCATGACCAGCGCCAGCGGCAGGAAGCCGAGCTGGCAGACATCCGCAAGGCGATCAAGGAACTCGAAGCCAAGCTGGATGCCGAGAATGGCAAGTCGTCCAGCGCCGGCAGCCTGCGCTACAAGACGGCGGTGTTCTGCAAATGAGCGACTCTGCCGTTCGCATGAATATCCTCGACCGCGGGTTCGCGGTCTTCGCGCCGCGCTATGCGGCCAGGCGCATGTGGGCGCGCAGCGTCTTGTCGCTGTACGAGGGCGGCCGCAGCACCCGCCGCCGCAAGAAGTCCCGCGACAACAGCACCGGCGAGCGCCAGGTCGTCCGAGACGCGGCCACCGTCCGCGCCACCGTCCGTGACCTGGAGCGCAACTACGACCTGGTCGACGGAGCATTGTCCACCCTGGTCCGCAACATCATCGGCCCCAGCGGCATCAGCATCGAGCCGATGCCCCGGCTCAACACGCCGGGCGATAAGTACGACAGCATCGACGACGACTTTGCCCGCCAGCTTCTGGACCTGTGGCGGGAGTGGAGCAAGTCGCCCGAGGTTACCCGCACCCTCAACTGGGTGCAGGCGCAGGAGCTGGCCTGCCGTTCGTGGCTGCGCGATGGCGAGTTCTTCGCGCAGATGGTCGAAGGCCCGCGCGCCCCCATCCGCCACGCCTCCCGCGTGCCGCTGTCGATCGAGCTACTCGAAGCGGACGTGGTGCCGCTGGACTTCGAGGACGAGGCTCGCAACATCGAGGCCGGCATCGAGCGCAACGAGTGGGGCCAGCCGCTGGCCTACCACGCCTACAAGCAGCACCCCGGCAAAGGCGGCTGGACCTCGCTGGCCGACATGAAGCGTGTCCCGGCCGAGCGCATGCTGCACGTCGCCGTGCGGCGCCGCCTGTCCGGCCTGCGCGGCATCAGCCTGTTCGCCAGTGCGATCGACCGGCTGATCGACATCAAGGATTACGAAGAGAGCGAGCGCATCGCCGCACGCATTGCCGCGCGCATCGCCGCCTACATCAAGCGCGACAAGGACATGGAGGGCTTCGCGCCGGCGGTCGACGACAACGGACAGCCGAAGGATCGCGACTTCCTGCTGGAAGCCGGCGCCATCTTCACAGAGACGCTGCCGGGCGAGTCGATCGAGATGATCAACCCGGAGCGGCCGAACACCGTCCTCGAGCAGTTCCGCACCGCGATGATGCGCGCCGTATCGCGCGCCATCGGCCTCAGCTACTCCAGCCTGTCCGGCGACTACGACGGCACCTACTCCGCCCAGCGGCAGGAACTGGTCGAAGCCTACGACGGCTACCGGATGATGACGCAGACCTTCGTCGCGCGTTTCGTCCAGCCGGTGTGGGAGCGCTTCGTCACCATGGCCATCGCCTCCGGCCAGCTGGTGGTGCCGTCGCACATCAGGCCGGAGAGCGTGGCGCAGGCCATTTTCCGCGGCCCGAAGATGCCGTGGATCGATCCGCAGCGTGAAGCGCGGGGCCTGCGCGAACTGTTCGACGCGCGCGTCATGTCCCGCACCCAGGCCATCGCCGAGCGTGGCGGCCGGGTGCAGGACACGTTCGAAGAGATCGCCCGCGAGCGCGATCTGGCCGACGAACTGGGCTTCTCGCTGGACAGCCTGACCGGCGATGGCGCCGACGACAACAACCCCGACGACGAAGACACCCGCACGCCACCGCGCCGCCAGCCGCGCCAGCGCGCTGCTCACCTGCGCGCAGTGCGCAACACCGGAGACCTGTCCGCATGACCACCACAACCATCAACCCGCTCACCGCCGCGGTGGTCGCCGCGCTCAACGCCAGCGTGCAGGCCGCGTCGCACAAGCCGCAGGACCGCCCGCACATCGAGCCGATGATGAAGCTGTCCCAGGTGTCCGGCGCCGCCGACACCTACGAGTTGCTCATCTACGGCGATATCGGCGACAGCTGGTGGAGCGAGTCGGTCACCGCCAAGTCGGTGGTCGAACAGCTCAACGCGCTCGACGACACCGTCGCCACCATCAACGTGCGCATCAACAGCTACGGCGGCAGCGTCGCCGATGGCTTGGCCATCTACAACGCGCTCAACCGGCACAAAGCGACCAAGGCCGTCACCGTCGACGGCGTCGCCATGTCGGCGGCATCGCTGATCGCAATGGTCGGCGACACCGTGCACATGCCGGCCGCCTCGATCCTGATGATCCATGCGCCCTGGGGTGGCTTGTACGGCAACGCCAAGGAAATGCGCCAGTACGCCGACGTGCTGGACACCTTCTCCGATGCCATGGCCGACGCCTATGTGTCGAAGTCCGGCAAGGACCGTGCCGACATCCTCTCCTTGCTGAAGGACGGAGAAGACCACTACTACACCGGCGAGGAAGCCGTCGCCGAGGGCTTCGCCGATGCCGTCAGCGAGCCCGAAGACGAAGCCGCCGGGGAACCCGACGAGAACGCCCGCGCTTTCGCCCGCTCCCTGCTGGAACGCATCACCGCCCGCGGCGTGCCGTCCAACTATGCCGGCATGGCCGTGGCCGCAGCACTGCGTGGCGGGGCGAGGACTTCGGGCGCCGCGCCGACACCCCGCAACGCAGTGACCGTCAAGGTCGACGCCAGCGACGTGCGGCAAGCCGTCGTCGATGCCCTGGCCGAACTGAATCCGCCGGCGCCCAGCGCCGAGCCCACTCCGCCGGCGGATGCCGGTACCTCCACCGAAGAGAGCACTGTCATGAACCTCACCGAAGAGCAGAAGAAAGCGCTGGCTGCCCGTCGCCAGGCCATCCGTGGCGCGTTTGCGCCGTTCCAGAACCGCGCCGACCTCGACCAGGCGGACGTCATCGCCTTGCTGGACGAGTGCCTGGACGATGACGATGTCACCGTCGAACAGGCCGGTGCCAAGCTCCTGGCCCTGCTGGGCAAGGACACCACGCCGACCGGCGCCCGCGGCGAGCGCGCCGAGATCGTCCGCGACGAGACTGACACCTACATCGAGGGCGGCGTCACCGCACTGCTGCATCGCGCCAACCCGTCCGCCCACAAGATGGATGACAAGGGGCGACAGTTCGCCGGCTTCGACCTCGCCGACATGGCGCGCGATTCCGTCGAGCGGGCAGGTACCAAGACCCGCGGCATGAGCAAGCGCGAGGTCGCCATCAAGGCCCTGCAGTCCACCAGCGACTTCCCGGCCATCCTGGAGAACGTGGTCACCAAGAGCCTGCGTGCCGGCTACCAGGCCGCCGGCCGCACGTTCACCCCGTTCTCGCGCCAGGCGACCCTGCCGGACTTCAAGCAGATCAGCCGCGTGCAGCTGGGCGGTGCGCCCAACTTGCTGCGCGTGGTCGAAGGCGCCGAATACGAGTACGGCACCATCGGTGACGGCGCCGAGAAGTACGCCGTGCAGAAGTACGGCCGCATCGTCGCGATCACCTGGGAGGCGATCATCAACGACGACCTCGATGCGCTGACCCGCATCCCGCAGTCCTTCGGTGCCAGCGCCGCCGAGCTGGAAAGCGACATCGTCTACGCCATCCTCACCGGCAATCCGAACATGGCCGACGGCACGGCGCTGTTCCACGCCGACCACGGCAACCTGGGCACGCCGGCTGCACTGGCCGACGCGCTGGATGCGACCGCGCCCGATCCCATCGCCGAGATGCGCAAGATGATGACCCTGCAGAAGGGCATCGAAGGCCGCTACATCACCGTCCGGCCGAAGTTCCTGATCGTGCCGCCGTCGCTGGAAAAGGTCGCCCTGCAGTTGACCAGCGGCAACTACCAGCCGAACAAGGGGCAGGACATCAACGTGTTCGGTCCGTCGCTTACCGCGATCAGCGAGCCGCGTCTGGAAGACGCGAGCGACACCGCGTTCTTCGGCGCTGCCGAGCCCACGACCATCGACACCATCGAGTACGCCTACCTCGAGGGGCACGAGGGCGTGTTCACCGAGACCCGCGACGGCTTCAACGTCGATGGCGTCGAGGTGAAGTGCCGCCACGTGTTCGGCGCCAAGGCCATCGACTGGCGTGGCCTGTTCAAGAACGCGGGCGCGTAACCGGCGCGTGACCTCCCGGGCGCGCGGCCCCCGCCGCGCCCTGGAAAACACCTCTCACTGGAGAAGCTGTCATGAAGAACTTCAACTCGCCGGGCAACACGATCACCGTGATCGCGCCGGCTGCCGTCACCTCGGGCGTGCCGTTCATCTACGGCGTGCTGTTGGCCATTCCCGTCACCGACGCCGCCTCGGGCGATCCCGTCGCCAGCGTCGTCGAGGGTGTTGTCGAACTGCCCAAGGCCACTGCCGCTGATATCAGTGGCGGCGACATGGTCGACTGGGACGGCACGGGTGGCGAAGTGGTCGCCAGTGGCGGCGACCTGGTCGGCTTCGGTGTTGCGGTCGATCCGGCTGGAGTCGGCGTCACGACCCTCCGCGTCAAGCTCACCCCGGGCACTGGCGCTGCTGGCGGTGGTGGCGGCTGATCGTGATTGATGCAGCCCGCCATCGCTTCCATGGGGCGACCCCCGCCCACTGCCGACTCGTCCCGGCAGTGGGTGGGGTGCTCGTTCGCCTGGAGGTCGAGTGATGGCGGGCGCGACAGTGCTGCCGCTGCCCATCACGCCCAGCGCCGCGGTGTGCCAGATCATCCGGCCGGCGCTGGCGCTGTTGCCGCAAAAGATGGACAGCGCCAAGGCAGTTGGGCTGATCCTCACGATCATGCTGCAAGAGGTCGGGCGCGACGACATGCTGGCGTACCGCTGGCAAGTGGTCGACCTCAAGCGGCCCGAGGTCAAGGGACCCGCGCGGGGCCTGGCGCAGTTCGAGCGCGGCACCTATGCCAGCCGCGGTGGCGTGTGGGGAATCTACCTTCACCCGGCCAGCCGCCCGCACCTGCAGCGCGCCTGCAACACCCTGCGCGTGCCGTTCGATGCGCTGAAGATCTGGCAAGCGTTGGCCAGCAACGACGCGCTGTCCGTTGTCTGCGCGCGCCTGCTGCTGTGGACCGACGCCGCACCGCTGCCCGCTCTGGGTGACGAGGCCGGAGGCTGGGACTACTACCTGCGCAACTGGCGCCCCGGCGCGTACACCCGCGGCACCTCGACCAAGCGTGCCTCGCTGCGTGCCAAGTGGAGCCGCAACTACCGGACCGCAATGACCACGCTCGACAGGGGGAGCAGATGACGATGGACCTGGAACAGCACGCCGACGGACGCATGCATTTCCGGCTGGGGAAGGTCGAGATCTGGGTTGCCGGTCTGGTCGCCGCTGCGTGCATCGCGTCGTTTGCCTGGATCTTCAACCGGGTGATCGCTCAGCAGGACACGCAGCAGGAGGCGACCTCGGCGGTGAAGGAGTCAATCACCGAGGTATCCACACAGCAGAAGGTCCTGAGTACCCAGTTGGCGAACCTGTCATTGCAGCTGTCGGACGTTCCGGATCTGCGACGACAGGTGACCGAGCTCAAGGTGCGGAGCGATCGGCACGAGGAAGACCTCAAAGAACTTCGACAGACGCGGGGGCTGCGGTGAACGCCAAGCGGTTCGACTTCCATGCCGTGATGCGCCGGATATCGACCTGGCTGTCGATCGTCGGGGTGTCGGCCATCACAGGCCTGGGCACCTATGCCGCCATGCCCGCGCGTGTGCAGGCCGCATTCCCGGACTGGGCGCTGATCGTCCTGGGCACGCTGGCGCTGGGCTCGCACATGCTGGTGCCGTTTGCGACCAGCTTCAAGCAGAAGAACATCGATGCGTGACCCATTGCGCCCGTACATCTACCTGGTCGGCCTGGCGATCAGCGCCACGCTGGTCCTGGGTGGATTCGTGACTGGGTGCCGCCACGGCAAGGCCAGTAACGCGGTGGCTGCGGCGCGGTCAGCCGAGGCCGCCGGGCGCGCCCAAGCTTCCGTGAACGTCATGCGCACGACCCTTCAGGAGATCAGCCGGCGGGCCGCAGAGGCGCGGGCCGCGGCATCCGACTGGAAGCGCAAAGCCGAACAAGCCGCGGATCACGCACGTGTGGCCGCGCGCAAGCACGAGCAGACCCTGGCCGAGATTGAGCGCGAGCTGGAACGTGCCAAGCGCGACCCCGACTGCAGGGCCCAACTGGAGGAGCAGCTATGCGTTGCCTTGCATTGACATTGCTGCTGCTGGTGCTGGCCGCTTGTCGGGGCACATGCCCGGACATCAAGCCGCCCGAGATTGTCGAGGTCGTCGTGGAGCGTTACGTCCCGCTGCCGGCGGATCTGACCAGGCCGTGCGGCGATACCGCGAAGCGGAACAACACCGTTTCCGAAGCGGTGCGCCTGGCGAATGCCCGAAAGGCCGACCGCGACGAATGCAATGCACGCATGACGCAGATCAGGGAATTGGGGGAGTCGCCGTGAGCTTCGACGACGACTTCGCAGCCGATGCCCTGGTCGACATCTACGACACCTTCGGCGTGGACGGCACCGTGCAGCGCGGCGCTGCCGCTCCGGAGCCGGTGCGCATCATCGTCGATCGCGACCAGGAGCGCCTGGGCGAGTACGGGCAGGTAATCGGCCGCATCGACAAGGTGCGCTGCATGATCGGCCAGTGGACGTTGCAGCAGGGCGATGTGGTTGCCTGGACCGACCGCCTCGGCACGCACAGCAAGACCGTCGAGACGCAGGCCGATGACGATGGCCTGGAGTCCGTGGGGGTGCTGCATGGCTGACGCGCCCACCCAGGCCATTCTGGAAGCGCTGGCCGATGCCCTGCGCGGCATCACCACCGCCAACGGCTACCACACCGACCTCGGCCTCAACGTGCGCACCGAGCGCACCGAGACCGGCATCCCCACGGCCCAGCGTTGCACCGTGGCGGTGGTCAACAAGCTGCGCACCGAGCGCGGCCAGCAGCGACCGTCGCGCGGGCGCGCCCTGCGCGGCGTGATCGAGATCGAGGTCCCGGCCAGCTTCACCGATTCCATGGCCCGCGTGCTGCTGGCCGAGGACGACGTCGACCGCCGCCTGTCCGAGTACCACCAGATGCCCGACGCGCTGCCCGTGCAGTACGAAGAGACGGTCTTCCTCGATCGTCCCGAGGGCATGCCGGTGGTCGCCGCCGAGATCCAGTGGACCACGGGGTACACCCGCAATGGCTAGGGTCCTGCGCGAGCGCCACGGCCGCACCACGGGTGTCTCGTTCGACATCGACGGCACCGCGGCGTTCGGCCGTGACATGGAACTGCTGGGCAACCGTATCCCGTGGTTCCAGGAGCGTGCCATCCAGACCCTGGCCCGGCGCCTGTCCGTGGAGGCGCGCCGCGACATCCAGGCCGAGTACAACATCACCGCCACCCGCGTGCGCAACCACATGCGCGCCACCGTCGTGCGTGGCGAGGGCTCGGCCCGGCTCACCGGTGTCCGCCTGACCGGACAGTGGAAGCGCGGCATCGGCCTGCTCAACTTCAGCGGCAGGCAGACCCGCAAGGGCGTGACCTACAGCGTGTACCGCGGCCGGCGTCAACTCGAGGCACACGCCTTCATCGCCCGCATGAAGTCCGGGAACCTGCACGCCGTGCAGCGCATCCCGGGCGCCAAGACATGGAAGCGCACCTATACCGACCGCAAGGGCAAGCAACGCGAGCGCATGGACCAGCCGCTTGACGTCCTCTACCGCTCCACCGTCGCCCAGATGCTCGCCAAGGGCCGCCGGCCGGAACGCCTGCTCGACTACTCCCGCAACCTGCTGCGCGCCGATGTCGAGCGGCAGATCGGCAGCTACCTGCGCAATCACCGATAACCCCGTCCAACCCGCCGGCGTGCCGGCACCACACCGGAGACACCACCATGAAAGACTTCAGCTTCCAGGGCCGGATCTACCTCGGCACCAAGCTGCCGAGCGGGCAGCCCGGCGCGCTCACCTGGGTGGGCGACCAGTCCTCGTGCGAGATCAACCTCAACACCGAGAACGTCGACCGCACCGAGACCTTCTCGGGCAACCGCCTGCAGTCGGCTCGCCTGCGCACCTCCACCACGGTCGAGCTCAATCTCGTGTTGCGCTACTTCAACCCGTACAACGTGCAGCTGGGCCTGTACTCCACGCCGCAGAACGTCACCGCCGGCAGCGTGGCGGGAGAGGTGCTGCCGTCCGGACTGGTCGTCGGCGATCGCGTCGCCCTGCAGAACGGTGCCAATGTCACCAACCTCAGCATCGAGGACGACATGGCCGCGGCCCTGACCGCCGGCACGCACTACCGCCGCGACGATGCCAACGGCAGCGTGATCGAGATCCTCGACCTGGGCAGCTTCGTGCAGCCGCTGGTCGCGGACTACGACCACGACGCCTTCACCAGCCTGCCGCTGTTCACGGCCCAGCCGCCGGAGCGCTACCTGTACATGGACGGCATCAACACCGTCGACGGCTCCCGCGTCCGCGCCCACCTGTACCGCGTGCAGTTCAACCCGGTCGAGAACCTCGGCATGATCAACGAGGAGTTCGGCGAGCTGCCGCTGTCCGGCACCGCGCTGTTCGACTCGGACAATGCCACCGATCCCACCCTCGGCGGCTTCGGCCGGTTCGAGATTCCGGACGCGGCATAAGCCATGGCGCGTAAGGTCAACCCGGACCCGATCGGCCAGCCGATCCACAAGCCCTCCGCCGTCGACAAGACGGCGGACGAGCTGCAGGTGCTCAAGCCCGACATCACCCTCACGCTGGGTGGCGAGTCCATCACCGTCCACGAGTACGACTTCTGGACATCTATGGACATCGTCTACGGACAGCGCGGCTTTCTCGACGATGCCGTTGAGCTGCTGACCAACACCAGCGGCGAATTCCGCGACGCGTGGGAAGCGATCCGCAGCCTGTTCGGCCGCCACGCCGCCTACCTGAAGCGCGCGGTGGCGGTGGCCGTGGAGCGTGATGTGGCCTGGGTGGAATCACTCGGCCCGCGTGAAACAGACGCCCTGCTCAGCACCTGGTGGGCGGTGAACGGCCATTTTTTTCTGCACGAGGCGACGGTGGTCATCCAGGGGCGGCTGACAAGGATGCGGCTGGCTGGTTCGACATCTTCGTCGAGCTCGCCGGCGCCGGACTCGGAGACGCCGACCGCCTCGGCCGATACACCCAACGACAGCTGACCCACTTTCACCAAGCCCTGCAGCGCAGCCGGAACGCCGCACGGGCCGACCTGATCGAGGACCTGATGGCCGGCAATGTGGATTCGAAAGAAGGGCTGCGGGCAACGATCGCCCGGATCAAGCAACTGAGGAAACGCTGACGTGGCAACGGGCGGTCAAGACTTCACCATCGACATGCGGATGCGCGCGGACTTCGATTCCGCGCGCAAGGCCATCCGCGCCACCAGCAAGGACCTGGAGGCACTGGCCGACACCGCCCGCGAGGCCACCACCGACGTTGCCGGCGGCGGCACCGACGCCAACGTCCAGGCCCAGCGCGCCTACGTGCAGGCCAGCCAGGCCACGCAAGCGGCCATCGCCGAAGAGATCGGCCTGATCGGACAGCTGCAGGACCGACTGGACCGCGGCGCTTCCAGTTGGGAAGACCTGGCCGACACCGAGGCCATGCTCGACAAGGCCATGGCCAAGGGCCTGGTCACCGCTGAGGAGTACGACCAGGCACTGGTCAAGCTCGACAAGACCCAGGGCACCCTGGAGCGCAGCACCGCCAAACAGCAGAAGACGCTGGACGGCACCGTATCGCGCTACGACAAGGCAGGCGCGCAGCTCAAGCAGCTGGCGCAGGACGAGGTCCGTCTGAAACAGGCCGTCGACTCCGGCCGCATCAGCCGCGAGCAGTACAACCGCGCCATGGCGGGCATTGCCGCCCGCCGCGCTGGCATCCAGAACATCAATCAGCAGGCCCGCGCCATGCGCGGCCTGCAGCTGCACACCGTGCAGACCCAGCAGTCAGTGGCCGCGTTGCTGCGGCAGCTGTCCATGGGCTCGTGGCGCGGCGCCACCACATCACTGGTGTCGCTGGGTGGACGGGCTGGCGTTGTGGGTGCTTTGTTCAGCGGCATGGCGGCGCCGATTGCTGCGGCCGGTGCTGCAGTCGCAGTCTTTGCAGTAGCAGCTTTCAAGGGCTACACCGAGTTGCGCGCCCTTGAGTCGGCGTTGATCTCGACCGGCAACATCGCAGGTGTCACGGCAGGGCACCTGTCTGACATGGCCCGCGAAGTAGGCGCAGTGTCCGGTGAGTTCGGCAAGGCCCAGGAGGCTGCGGTGCTGCTGGCCAAGTCTGGTCAGGCAAGCGCTGACACGCTGCAGGATATGATCAGCGCGGCGGTTAACCTGTCCGAGCTGACAGGCCAGAGCATCGAGCAGACCACCCACGAAGTCCTGCGGTTGGCAAAGGCCCCTGTTCCGGGCCTGATCGAGTTGAACCAGCGCTATCACTTCCTCACCGTCGCCACGCTGGAACAGGTACAGGCGCTGGTGGACCAGGGCCGCGAACAGGATGCCGTGCGATTGAGCATGGACCTGCTCGCGCGTACGTCGGAGCAACGCGCCCAGCAGATGCGCGACAACGCTGGCTCCATCGAGCGGGCGTGGTCCTACGTAAAGCGCGAAGTGCTGGATGTGTGGCAAGCGATGAAGGACGTCGGCCGCACGGACATCGAAGCGCAGATGCGCGGTGTCGAGCGGGCGATCAAGACGGCAGAGGGGCGCAATGCGTTTGGGGCATTCACGGCGCCCGGCGGTCTGTTCGGCGGACTGATTATCCGTGCCAACCGCGACACGATTCTCAAGAGCTTGAACGAGCGGCGGGCCGCATTGGAGCAGCAGAAGAAAGCGCTCGACGATGTCGCCAAGGCCGAGGCCGACCAGCAAGCCGTGCAAGAGCGCGGCATCAAGGCCCAGCAAGCCATCACCTCAGCCGTCAAGGACTCCGCCACCCAGTCCGAGAAGTACGCCGCGGCCGTGGCCGACCTCAAGCGCCAGTTCACTGAACTGCGCGAGGCCAGCCCGGACAGCGGTCTACTCACCGACGTGATCTTTGGCGCCGACGGCGGCATCAGCGGCGGCGCCTTCGACCAGGCGCTCAAATCCATCCGTGAGCGGTTCAAGGAGCGCAGCAAACGCACTACCCAGACCGACGCCCAGAAGGCCGAGGAGGCCGCCCGTCGCGAACTGGACAACCTCGTTCGCCGCGCCGACATGCTCGAGCAGCTGGAGGAAGGTGAAACCCAGCTCAGCGAAGCCCAACGCATCCGCTACGAAATCGAGAACGGCGCATTCAAGAATGCGAGCGAGGCCACCAAGGCCCTCCTCGAGGACTACGCCCAGCTCGTCGACGGCGAGCAGCGTCGCATCGACATGGCCCGCGAGTACGTGCAGGTGCAGCTCGAGATTGCCCGCATGCAGGGGCGGCCCGTGCCGCCGCACCTGGACGAAGAGTCCAAGCGCCTGCAAAAGCTCGCCCAAGACTACGAGAACCTCGGCCGCGCAGCCGAGGCGGCGGAAGTCCGTCGCCTGCAGACCATGCGCGAGGCCTCCCGCGAGCTGGATCAGCTGCATGCCGAGTACCAGCGGATCATGGGCGCGATTGAGATCGCCCAGCAGCGCATCCAGCTCAACGTCCAATCCGGCCTGATCACCCAGGCCGAGGCACAGCGCCAGATCGTCGCACTGTACGGCCAGGAGTTGGGCGCCCTCGACCAGCTGATCCCGCGCATGGAAGAGCTGGCCCGCGTCACCGGCAACGAGCAGGCCCTGGCCAACGTGCAGCGCATGCGTCTGGAACTGGACCAGATGCGCAACACCACCGACCTGTTGAGCCAGACCATTGCCAACACGTTCGAAGGTTCGCTCGCCGGCGCGCTCGAATCCCTGGCCACCGGCACCGCCAGCCTGGCCGACGCCGCCCGCCAGTTCTTCACCAACATGGCCCAGGGCCTGGCGCGCTTCGCTGCTGAACAGCTCGCCGCTATCGCCCGGGCAAAGCTGATGCAGTTGTTGGCACGCAAGAGCGGTGCCGAGAACGTCGGCGAGGGTGCGGCCCAGTTGACCACGGCCGCCGGCGCTACAGCGCTGGCGGGTGGCGTGGTCGCCAATGGTGCCACGGCCCTCGGCGCATCTGCTGCTGCATTGCAGTCCGCCGCCACAACGCTGCTCATCGCCAACAGCATGTCCAGTGCCGGCGGTTTCGCCGACGGCGGATTCACGGGCTACGGTGGCAAGTACGCACCCGCCGGTGTTGTCCATCGCGGCGAGTACGTGATGCCGCAGGAGACCGTCCGTGCTTACGGCCTCGACGCCATGCGTGCCATCCATGCCGGCCGCGCCCGCTTTGCCAACGCCCCGGCGCCGCGGGTGGCGCCCCGTGCACCGCGTTTCAGCTTCGCCGAGGGCGGCCTTGTCGGCGGACAACCTGCGGCCCCGCAAGTCAACGTCAGCAGCGTCAACCTGATCGACAGCGCGCAGTTGGTCGGCGGTTACCTGGAGGATCCGTCAAGCGACGTGGTGTTCGTCAACAAGATCGGCCGCAATGCCGGTGCGATTCGACAGCTGCTGGGGAGCTGACATGGCCTTTTCGATCGACTTCACCGACCAGACTGGCACCACCGGCATCGCGCACAAAGAGTTGTTGCTGCGGATACAGGCGCTGGCCGAGCTCAATGGCTGGACGACACTGCGTTACGCCACTGGCGTGGCGCCCACCGTCGGTACCGGCCTGCAGGATGAGCTGATCCTGCAGGGCGAGGGCCTGGCCGGCACCGACGAAATATTCATCGGCTTTCGCACCTACGACAACGTCAGCGCCGACTACTACAACATCTCCGTTGCGGGATTCACCGGCTATGTGCCCGGCAACCCTTGGTCCGCGCAGCCAGGGATCATCGAGAGCGGCATCCCCGCGCACAACCAGCGCGTCGACTACTGGTTGCAGGTCAACGCTCGCCGCATCAACCTGGCGCTCAAAATCGGCACGCCGGTGTACACCTCCGGCGGCGCCGGTTTCTTCCTGCCGTATTCCCTGCCGTCGCAGTACCCGTACCCCATGTATGTGGCCGGCATGCTCAACGGCCCAGCGCTCACGCGCTACAGCGACACCGCGATGTCGATGCCGTGGAAGGGCAACCGGCCGAACTTCCGCATCCGATGGTTCGACGGCTCGTGGAAACAGCCCGACATGTACCCGTGGAACAACGCATGGGTTGCCGGTGCGACATCGCAGCTGCGCGACACAAACGACCAGTACCCGGTCATGCGGATCCGCATCAATGACGCCGAGCCCAACGTCTACGGCGTGCTTGACGGCATCGGCTACGTCAGCAATTTCAACAACACGGTCGAGAGCACGGTCTCAGCCGATGGCGATGACTGGGTGTGCATCCAGGATGTCGGCCGCACCTCGTTCAACGACTACTTCGCCTTGAGGCTCGCCTGATGCCCTACGTCTCCGGCAGCGCCAACTCATTCGCCGACCTGCTGACGGCGCTGCGCAATGCGTGCACTACCAACGGCTGGACGCTCAGCGGCACCGTGCTGCACAAAGGCACGTGCTATGTCGACGTGCTGCGCGAAACCGCGCCGTTCAACCTCGCGCCCGCCGATAGCCATCTGTCAGTGCGTGCCGGCAACGGCATCGACGGCTCCAACAACCTGACCGACCCCGCCCCGCGCCGCGCATGGCTCGGCTTGCTGCGCGCAGTTGCGCCAGACAACACGTTCCCGGACTGGTCATGGCCGGTGACGTACCACATCCACGTGCTCACCGATCCGGACGAGGTTTGGCTGTGGGTCAACTACAACACCGACTTCTGGCAGTGGCTAGCGTTCGGCCAGAGCCCTGCGGGCGGTAACGCGGGCACCGGGAACTGGCACGCGGCGTCGATTTGCGAGCGCGGGCCGTCATCTGGATCAAATACGACCCGGATCAATCAATGCCGCGTCGGTGCCGACGGGGTCGCTGATCGTGGCGGTGGTAATGAGGCACAGTTCTGCCCGCAGCCATTTTTCTTGTTCCACACATCCGCGAGCACCTACTCGCATCCTAATTATGCAATCCACGGAGCACTAGATGACAGCACCGGAGCTCCAATCTGGAGCTCCGGAGACCGTCACTTTGCCGATGGTGGTGTTGGTGGTGGCTACTCGCCGCACACTGTCAACGCAAGCAGGGCCCTCGTGCCCTTGTACAGCAGGTCCCCCAATCAATGGAACAGCGAAGCGCCGTTGCTGCCGGTGCAGGTAATCCAGACGCGGTTGTCAAACAAGGTTTCGCTGATCGGCGAGTTCCGACACTCACGACTGACCCGCAACAAGTTCATTACCCCAGGACAGGTTGTACCGCTGGGTGCAGACGAGTGGAAGGTGTATCCGGTGTACAGGCGGAATGCAGCAGTGACAGGAGACGTCGGCTCAGGGACGCTGGGCGCAGGGGCTGATCACAGCGGCACATTCGCGATCGCGATCCGGTACGACGGTGCATAGATGGCAGACCGTGACGGCTACCTGGTATCCGGCGACGACTTCGGCGCAGACCTGCCGCCCCGCAGCGCGAATATCATCAATCATGCGCACCTCGACTGGGACGTGCGCATCGCCGACACCGGCCTGCTGTATGGCGCCGGCGCCCGCACCCCCACGCTCCCCGTCGCATCGCACGTCGTCGCGCGCGACGGTTACATCGCGCACAGCTACTTCGACGACTTCTACCACCGGATCCATGTCGTGCCACGCGACATCGCCCTCGGCAACCTGGCCACTGAGCAGATCCGCGTGATCCTGGTCTGGAACGCCTTCCTGACCGAGCAAACTCTCACCGACACGCCCATCGTCAACGGCGACGGCATCGAGATCACGCCACCGGCCATGCTGCCGATCACCTTCGCCCCGCTTCAGCAGCTCGACTGGGAGATCAAGGTCACGACCGATGGTCCGTCGCGTATCGACGCCACCATTACCTACGTCTTCACAGGCCTGGACGACACCACCGTCACCATCACCGGCGACCGCCTGCAGGCGTGGCCGTTGCCGGCGGACTGGGGCAGCGCCGTTGACGAGTCGCTGGAATGGCTGACCGACGTGCAGCAGGCGATTGACGGCGGCCTGACCCGCGAGCCCAAGCGCGACGCCCCCCGCCGTGGCTGGAGCTTCGACCTGGTCGAGGGCGCCCGCGAGCGGCGCATCATCGAGAACCTGGTCTACGACTGGGCCGGCCGCAACTGGGTGCTGCCGGTGATGACCGACGGCGACGTGCTGGCCACCGCGGTGCCGGCCGGCAGCACCGTGATCGCGGTAGATACCGTGGGCGTGGACTATCGCGACGGCGGCCTGGCGTTGCTATGGCGCGACGCATTGGACTTCGAGCTGGTCGAAATCGAGACCCGCAGTGCCATCGAGTTGGCCTTGGTGCGCCCGACCCTGAAGCCGTGGCCAGTGGGCACGCGAATCTGGCCGTGCCGGGTGGCGCGCATGGTCCAGGCGCCTACCTGGCGCCGCAAGTCCAGCCAGGTCATCGTCAGCCGGGTGCAGTTCGAGGCGCAGGAGCCGTGCGATTGGCCGGCGATCGCGCCCTCGGCAACCTACCTCGGTCACCCGGTGCTGGAGCAGCCTATCGAGGAATCCGAGGACCCGACCCAGAGCACGCCGCGGCAGCTGTTCGTGTCCGATGCCCAGGTCGGCCCGGTCATCGTCGACGACATCACCGACCTGGCCTGGCAAGACCAGTCGCACGCCTGGAAGCTGTGGGGCCGCGCCGAGCGTGCCGCGCACCGCAGCCTGCTGTACTGGCTGGACGGTCGGTCGAACCTGCTGTGGGTGCCGACGTGGAGCGACGACATTGAGCTGCTGGATCCTGTCGGCGCGTCCTCGCAAGTGCTGACCGTCGCCAATGCGCGCATCGCCCTGGCGCTGCGAAGCCAACCCGGCCGGCGCCACCTGCGGATCGCGCTGCACGACGGCAGCGTGTTCTACCGCCGCGTCGAAGCTTCAAGCGAACTGGACAGCGCCCGCGAGTCGCTGCTGCTCGACAGCGCGCTGGGCGTGGAGATGGACCCTGCGCAGGTGCGGCTGATCTGCTGGATGTCGCTGTCCACTCTGGCGGCCGACCGGGTGACCTACTCACACACCTCCGACAGCCGCGGGGAGTCGGTGTGCCGCGTGCGCTTTGCCGCCGCCCCGGCGGAGGAGCCGTGACGCCATGAGCTTGTTCGCACGCCACGTGGAGCTGATCGAGTTCTTCCGAAACTCGCGCTTCTGGCGCTACACCAGCGGCAATCGCATCTACACCGCAGTAGGTCAGGACTACCTGCCATACGCCATCGACACCGGCCGCACCATGCAGTCGGCCGAGGAGAACCGGAACAACCGCGAGATCAAGGCACCGGTGACGCTGCCGTTCCTCGACATCTGGCGGCCTTACCCGCCTATGGAACGGATCCACGTCACTATCAAGCGCGTGAAGGCCAGCGACGGCAGCATCGAGCGCAGTTGGACCGGCATCGTCGCCGACGTGAAGGAGACGGCGTTCGAGGCCACGATCCGCTGCCAGACCTTGATTGCCGCCGCCCATGGAATGGGCCTGCGGCGCAACTGGCAGGTGCCGTGCCCGTTCGCCACGTACGGCGCGCAGTGCGGTGTGCCGCTGGAGGACTTCCGCGTCCCGGCCAGCCTGACCCTGGTCGACGGCGTCACCGTGCAGGCGGCGGCCTTTGCCGCGTTCCCAGACGGGTGGTTCAACGGCGGATTCATTCGCTGGCAGGCCAGCGCGTTCGAGACCGAGCGCCGTTTTGTCGTGACCCACTCGGGCGACACGCTGACCCTGCTCACGCCGATGCCGGGTGGCGTCACGGCGGTAGACGCCTTCCCCGGCGACGACCACTCGCTGCAGACATGCGACGAGAAGTTCAACAACGCCGTCAGATACGGCGGCCAGCACACGATCCCCGAAAAAAACCCGTTCGGTTCGGACCCGGTGTTCTAGGAGCGCGCAATGGATCCGATGACCTGGTACTACATCATCATGCTGGTCGTCTCGCTGGCGGTGAGCTACGCGATGCGGCCCAAGACCCAGCACGCCAAGCCGCCGGCGCTGGAGGATTACAGCGTGCCCACCGTCGAGGAGGGACGTCCGGTGGCGAAGATCTACGGCACCTGCTGGATCGATGACCCGAACGTATTGTGGTGGGGCGACGTGCGGCACTTCCCGCCGATCAAGGCGAGCGGGGGCAAGTGATGGCCGCGAGTCCGAACGGCGTGATCGTGACCATCGAGCATGTGCGTGCCGCCCGGCTGGTCGGCGAGGGCGTGACGTGTGCGCCGGGTATTCGCCTGTGGGCGCAGCGCTACGGCATCGACATCCGCGCATTCCTGCGTGATGGCTTGCCGGTGGAGCAGATCGAAGCCATCGGCGGTCCGTTCGCTATGCGGGCAGCGTCGCTGGCACGGGCCGAACAGGAGACGACCAATGAATGATCGTTTGAAGCTGTTGGTGTTCGCAGTATGCGTGGGTCTGACCGGCGCGATCCTGTCGCACAGCGTGGCCAGCGGTCGCGCCATAGCGGCTGGCGTTGCCGTCGCAGTGCTGGCCGTGCAGGCCGGCCTGCTGGCCCATTACCTGTGGAGGCGCACCCGTGGGTAAAGGCAGCAAGCCCACCATCGGTTACTGGCACAAGATGGGTCTGTACATGGGCGAGTCGACCAGTAACGAGGCCCTGCGTGCGGTCAAGGTTGGCGGTGAGCTGGCTTGGGAGGGCAACCTGGTCGGCAGCGGCAGCATCAACATCAACAAGCCGATGTTGTTCGGCGGCGAGAAAAAGGAGGGTGGCATCGTCGGCACGCTGGATGTGCGCCAGGGCGAGCCGACCCAGATGCCGCACCCCTACCTGCAACAGCAGGTACCCGGACCGTGGCCGGCCGGGCGTGGCCTGTGCACAACGGTGTTCAACGGCGACGTGGGCGCCATGAATCCGTACGTCAAACAGTGGTCGAAACTGTGGTCGCGCTGGACCGCAGGCTGGACCACGCCTGTGTTCGAGCCGTCGCTGTGCAAAGTTGGCGAGGGCATGAACCCGGCCCACATCATCTACGACGCGTTCACCTCCACTGACCAGGGCATGGGCCTGCCGACCAGCATGATCGACGTGCCCAGCTTCACCGCTGCGGCGCAAACGCTGTTCGATGAAGGCTTTGGCCTGTGCCTGAAGTGGTCGCGGAACACCCCGGCCGGCAACTTCATTGCCACCGTCTGCGAGCACATCGGCGGGCAGTGGGCCGAGGACACCAGCGTCTTCCCGACCAAGATCAAGTTGCAGCTGTTCCGCGCCGATTACGACGCCGGCACCCTGCCACTGCTGGACGAAAGCAACATCGTTGAGCTTGAGAGCTGGGAAGACGGTGCCCTCGATGCCGGCGTCAACGAGATCACCGTGGTCGGACATGATGCGCTGATCGGCAAGGACATCGCGGTCACCTACCAGAACCTGGCCAACGTGCAGGCGCAGGGCCGCGTTGTTGCCGACAAGAGGCAGTTCCCGGGCCTGTGGAACCGCGAGCTGTGTGCCCGCGTCGCCGCGCGTGAGTGCGCGGCTGCAAGCGCCCTGATCAAGCGTGTCCGCCTGATTGCCGACAAGACGATGCTGGGCGTGCTGCGCGGCGACGTGCTGGCGATCAGCTGGCAGCGCAAGGGTGTCGTGCGCATGCCTGTGCGCGTGCTGGAGGTCGACGAGGGCACCTTCGTCGACCAGCGGATCCGGCTGACCCTGACGCAGGACATCGCCGGCATGGCAGCCACCAGCTACATCGCCCCGGTGTTCAGTGAGTGGGCACCGCCGGACCGCACGCCGTATCCGCTTAACCCAGAGGCGGTGTACGAGGCCACCTACCGCGACCTGGCCGGGAACATGAGCGCGGCCGACCTGCAGCAGGTGGCTGCCGATGGCGCATACCTGGTCAGCGTCGGCGCACGCCCGTTGGGCACCGCCCAGAACTACACGCTGGCCACCCGAACCGGAGCCGGCGACTTCACCGAGGTCGCCACCGGCGACTTCACTCCGCATGGCGAGCTGGCTGTGGGTATCGGCAAGACCACCACTGCGATCACCTTGGCCAACCATCGCGACCTGTCCCTGGTAACCGTCGGCAGTGAGGCGGTGATCGCCGGCATCGAGCACTGCCGCGTTGATGCGATCGACGCCGGCACCGGCGATATGACCCTCGCGCGCGGCTGCGTCGATACCGTGCCGCACGTCCACGGCGCCGGCACCCTGGTGTGGTTCCCGGACCTGTACCACGGCGCCGACCCCACCGAGTACCTTGTCGCCGAGACCGTCGACGCCAAGCTGCTCACCCGCACCAGTATCGGCCAGCTTGAACTGAGCGCCGCCATCACTCGCAGCCTGGTCATGGCCGGCCGTCAGGGCCTGCCGTACCCGCCCGGTCGCTTCAAGATCGACGGCCTCGACTACCCGGCCAGCGCCACCGGCGAGTTCGTCGTGACCTGGGCGCACCGCGATCGCCGGCTGCAGGCAGACCAGCTGGTCGACACCACCGCCGCGGGCATCGGCCCCGAGCCCACCACCCGCTATGCACTGCGCCTGCTCAACGATGCCACCAGCGCCGTGCTCGCCGAGAAGCTCGACATCGCGGGCACTACCGCCAGCGTCGAACTCGACTTCACCGGCAACGTGCGCATTGAGCTGTACGACACCAGCAGCGTAGGCGACAGCCTGCAGCGCCACGTGCACGTGCTGGCCTACACCCCGGACGCTTCGCCCGTGACCCAGATCACCGCCGCCACCTACAACCCCGACGACGACGCCACCGTGATCGACGGAGGGCGCATCTGATGGCCATCGAAACGATCGACTACCGCTTCGTCCTGCGCCGCGGCCTGGCCGCCGAGTGGACCGCCCAGAACGGCGTGCTGTTCGAGGGTGAGTTTGGCCTTGAGCTGGACACCGGCAAGCTCAAGATCGGCGACGGGAGCACCCCGTGGAACAGCCTGCCGTATGCGGTGGTGGCGGCTGCGGCCGATCAGACCGGCATTGCCGGCGCCAAGGAGTGGGTGGGCGAACATACGTTTACACGAGACCTTAGAATTAATGCAGGGGCCAGCACTGCGCGCATTCTATTCTCAGCAAATGCTGGTTTATTTACCGACCTTACGTTTGAAACTTCGGGGGTTGCTCGGTGGGTCGTTAGAAAGACGAACGCAGCAGAAACCGGTAGCGATGCAGGTTCGCATTTCATAATAAGGCGCTTCACCGATGCCGGCGCACCTAATGGCACTCCGCTTGAAATCAGACGAGACACGGGTGACATGATTTGGTCGGGGGCCTTCTACCCAAACTCTGATAACGCATTCGATTTTGGCAAGGCTGGCAACAGGATCAAAGAATACTGGGGGGTTAATGCGACTATCAACACGTCAGATGCAAGATTGAAGTCCACACCCAGGTATCTAACGCAAAACGAAATCAAAGCAGCGCAAGAAATAGCTCGCCTACCGATGGTATGGCAATGGCTTTCCGCTATTCAAGAAAAGGGACCGGACGCCCGCCTGCATTGCGGTCCGACGGTGCAAGCCGTAATGGCAATCATGCAAGCGCACGACATCGACCCGTTCCGGTGGGGAGCTATCTGCTACGACGAGTGGCCCGAGCAGCAAGAGATCATCGAGTCGTGGGAAGACGAGTACGACGAAGAGGGGCGCTTGGTCCGTAAAGCGGGTAGTGCGGTGGTGCAGGAATACCGTCCCGCAGGTAACTGCTACAGCCTGCGTCCTGTCGAACTGCTGTGGTTCACAATGGCGGGTAAGGCAGCGGCGGATGATGCCCTTGATGCCCGGGTGACGGCGTTGGAGGGGTAG